GCTCTTTGCTGCCTCCGTGCGCTGCTTTGCGTCCATGCTGTCATCCACCAGCGCCTCCATAATGATCTGGCTCGCCAGTAGGTTGTTTGCCTCATGCAGCTCCGTTGCCGGACGGTCTACATTATCCTCCGCAAGGAGCTTTGCAAACTCTTTTGCAACCCGGACGCTCTCAAACTTGTTTAAAAATTTCCTGCCGTACCGTCCGACACTGGAAAGGTGGACCTCCTCCCCCTGCCTTTTTAACCACTCTGACACCTCTTCATAGGTATCCCCGGCCAACAGGCGGTTTTCCACTTCCTTTTTCAGTTCCGGCGGCAGGTTGTCGATCTTTCCGTGGCTCCTGTTCTTCTGCTCCATCAGTCAACCCCCGCAACATCCGGGCCGTTGCCCTCCAGATAGTCCGTCCCCTCCGGGGACAGCCGCACGATGCACCGGCTGATCCCCAGCCTCCGGTTCTCTACCATCTCCTTATGCACCAGCCCTTTGCCCTCCAGATAATCCACCTGCCGCATCAGCTCCTGGTCCGTCAGGTCATGTCCGGTCTTTCTAAGCGCCGCCTTTAATACCGGAGTACCGGCGCCGTAAGGCTCCGCCTCCCTGCACAGCTCCATGATCTCCCTGCGCACAATTTCCTTCCCTGCCACGTTTAAAATCTCATTCATCGATGATGACCCCCATATCCTCAATATCGCCTTCCGCAAGGTTTACCCCCGCAGGTGTCAGCCAGATCGTTCCGTCCAGCCAGTTGTCTTTGTTCACTTCCACATGGATATACCTTTTCCCTTCGCCGCCCAGGTAATAGATTGCCTTCCGGAGTTCCTCCTCCGTCACAAATCCCCTGATCCTGAGATAATTTTTCAGGATGGCGATCCTGATGTCCGTCCCGTAATTCTGGTATAGCTTTTCAATTACATCACCGCGGAGCACCTTGCGCTCCGCGACCTGCATTTCATTCACCTGTTCTCCCCCACCTTCTTCTCGATCTTATCCAGTCGTCTGTCCACACCGGCAAACCCGTTTTTGATCACGTCCAGCGATTTGGTCATATTCTCCATCCTCTCAGAGATCCGGTCCATGTTCAGCATCAGGATGCTTTCCCGCTTCTCTGACTCCTTCCGGAGTAGTTCCTCCCTGCGTTGCGCTTCCTGCCTGAGCAGCTCCTCCCGCTGAGCATTTTGCGCAATCAGCATATCCTCCCGTTCCCGGATTGTCCGGTTTGCCGCCTCTATTTTCTCCTGTGCATCCCGGTAGGTGGCCTCAATCTGCCGCCTGCAGTCCTCATATGCCGCTGTAACCTTCTTGTCGCTGTCCTTATCCTTCCGTAGAAAGTGCATCACGAAAAGGATCAGCAGCGTCGCTGTCACGCCCAGGTCAATGACCAGTTTTGCAATCTCCGTTGCCGCGATCCCCTCTACCATCCTGCTCTCCTAAATAAAAAAATTACAGTGTCTGGGTTTCCCCTTTCACTGTAATCTTATCACACGCCTATTCTTTCGTACTTTCCACAAAAGACAAATTTCTGGACTGCTAATTCCTATACTTTTCCTGCTGGAATGCCGCCGCTTTCACTGCGGCACATGCCGCCCCGGCGGCAAATCCCAAGACAATGAGCGCAACCTTTATCATAAGTACCATCCTTTCATTCACATTTTTCTTCTGACCGCAGCACCCCGTCCAGCATAACTCTGACCCGTTCCCCGTTGCTGCCATCATTCCCAATAGTCACAAGACCGTAATATACCCGCTTTTTCTCACCATCCCAGACCTCAACCGTCCCAACATCCTGCGGATGCTCCTGCTCGATCTTCTCAATCATCCTTATTTTTGATTTCCATAGCCTCCTCTGGCTGCTGTCCATATGCACCATCGTATAAGTATTTAATATCAATGTCCCCAGTGCAGCCAGATAAATGATCTTCCACCACAGTTTCAGCATACATTTTCCTTTTTCCATAGCCCTATGCCTCCAATATATCCTTGATATAATCATACTGCTCTGAGATCTTATAGCTTTCATCTCCACGTTCCCTGACCATCTCATCAAATTCCCTGAGCCGTACCGCCAGCCTCAAGGCTTTTGTCACCCCGATCGCCTCCGGTGTCGGGGAACTTCTCTTTTTCATCCCCAGCATGATCCCAACTGCCTTGTGCAGATAAAGATCGCTGACAAGGCTTTTCTTCCTGAAAGCATTGAACTCCCCAAGTGCGTCATCAATGAATTTCCTGCGGTTCAGCCTCGGCTTATCCGGCGGAAGTATCCCGTCCGCCTGAAGCTTTTTCTTGATTGCCGCTCGCTCCGCTTTCTCCTTATTTGTCATCCTTTTTACCATCGTTCTTTATAACCTCCGTTCCTTCTATGCATTTATCCCCCGCTGCTCTTACGCCTCAAAAGTTCAGCAAGAAGTTCCCTTGGGTTTGCCTCATAATGCTCTATTTCCGCCTTTGTCTGCTCAATAAAGCTCACCGCAGCGCCCCACTTCGGACTGCCCGATACTTCATTCCGGTATTCCCGGATCTCTTCCCGGCTGATAATCCCTTTATCCACCAGCAGCCTCAAAAGCGCCTGCAGGTCAATCCCCGTCTGAAGGATCATAGCCTTATTCTTCAGATCTTCCGCCGCGCCCTCCAGATCCGAAAGCTGTTTTGTCTTTAACATGGTGTATCTCCTTTCAAATCCCCAAATCTGCAAAGGACATCTGGCCGGGCAACTGCCCGCCACGGCCCAGTCTGTCCCCTACGATCTTGTATATCGTACTTTTGGATACCCCGTACTTCTTTACAAGCTGGTCTACATTGCTGCCGTCAAACTCCCTGTAAATCGCATTATAAGTGCGGTTTTTGAGCAGTTCACGCCGCTGCGGGATGTAGATGCTCGTCCCCCCGTAAGTATCCGACAGCCTTAACAGGTTGTCGATCCCAATGACCTCCGCATACTGCCGGTGCTGTTCCTGGAGGTCATCCAGCGTCAGTTCTTCATTCTTTTTTGCCATCAAAACCTCCTTCCCGGCGATGCCGCTACTTTGACGTCTCCGACCTCTTTCTGGCGGCTAGCGCCTTCAATCCTTCAATGACACGGCTGGCGGTCTTTCTGGTCATCCAGCGGGAATCGTCCAGCCCATACTGTTTTTTCACAAATCCATCCAGACGCTTCTTATCCGGCTTCCCGTCCTCTAAGACCCATTCAAGCTGTGCCATTAGGCATTCTATGTAGCGTTCCTGCCTCCAGCTGATCCGGTCGCCTGCCGCATAGCCCTTTTTCCCTTCCATGGCGTCGATCACCTTCACTGCCTCCATGACCGTCAGGTCCTTCAGGCTCTGCTTTTCCGTCAGCATGCTGACATATTCATGCAGCAGATCGTCGTCCATCCCAAGTTCCCGTGCCAGTGCATGGATCTTCCGCTGCTGTGCCGTTGTGACCTTATTCATGACGCCCTCCTATTCTGCCGGATCAGAGAGTTCCTCCCGGTTTGTTTCATACCAGAAGGTATCCTCCTTTTTCAGGGTTCCGCCGACTGAAAGGATCGTCTTCTCATCATAGGTCTTTAAGATATCCTTGTTTACGCTTTCCTTTACCGTGATGCAGTCCCCCATCCCGTACTTTTTCAGGGTCTTGATCACTTTTTCGACCTGCTTCGGAAGCATCAGCTTCGTGGACATCCGGAATCCTACTTTACCGAAGTCCATTTCCCGGCTCTTGCCCTTTAGCTCCGCCTTGTTCAGCGTCACAAACTCCTTGACCTGCAGCTCCAGCTTCTTGATGTCATCCCGGTACGGCACAGCCTGCTCCGCCGCCTGCTCCTTGATGTCCGCGATCTTTTTTCCCATGTCTGCCTCGATCAGTTCCAGTTCGATCTCATTGTCGCGGATCAGCTTTAATGCCGCATTTACTTCGTCCCAGCTTTTTAGGGACGGATCCTCCATCCTTTTCCTTGCCATTTTTCTTCCTCACTTTCCATGTTCCCGCTCCATCTGGGCGGACATCTGCAGGACGCCCTCCGCATATTCGGACATCCCATATCCCAGTTTCCCATAACGGGCGACTGAAGTGCTGTCCCCGTTATACTTCATCAGAACCATCCCTGGTTCCCCGTACTCCTCAAACAGCTCCGCCAGATAATCGGCAGCCACAGTCATGTTCTGTCTTGGGTCATACAGATCTGTGACACCCAGCTCCTTCATCCTGTCCCGGTGCCATTTTTCCGATACCTGCATAAGCCCCTCACAGCCTCCGTTGCTGGCATTCTCCTCGT